TATAAAAAAATTAATGCATTACCAACCTTCTGCAATCAATAGATATTTTGATCCATATGCAGGTACAGGTACAGGAATTCAATCATTAATGCAAACATTTGGATTCGGTAATTATTCACCAGGTGTAAATTTTATGTTAATGCCTATGTTTTTTGATGCTTTAAAAATACAAGCAATTGAATTAAATGATATGATTAGAAAATCGGGATATCATTTTGAAATAACAAATAATAGATACTTAAAATTATTTCCTATACCAAATAGAGATTATACTTTACATTTTGAATATGTTTTAAAATCAACAGCAAATGCACCTGTTAAAAACTCAGCAACTAATCTAATAACAGACATATCAAATGTACCTTACACTAATCCTACTTATGCTTATATAAACCAACCAGGAAGACAATGGATTAGAAGATACGCTTTAGCTTTAGCTAAAGAAATGTTAGGTGGTATTAGAGGTAAATATCAAAGCTTACCAATACCAGGTGAAACAACAACTTTGGACTATGCTAGATTATTACAGGAAGCAGCAAATGAAAAAACAGCATTAATAGAAGAATTAAAAGCATTACTTGAAGAAACTACAAGATTAAAACAACTTGAAAGACAAAATCAAGAAGCACAACAAACACAAGAAACTTTTTATAAGGTCCCTTACCCAATTTATGTAGGATAATGATAGAATTAAAAAACATATTAAATGAAGTATTAAATACTTTTGTAGTTGAATGTGATGTTTTAACGGACAGAAAATTTAATATTACAGATGTATTAGATGAGGTTAGAGCTTTACGAAAAGTAACTATTGTAAATAATATTACACCAGAAGAATATCCCCAAAAGGATAAAGTAGAATTTACAAGATTAAAAATAAAATTTGTAACTAGAGAAAATCCAAAATTGGATTTATCCCAATTTAAAGAAGACATGTTAACTTCTGATTTATCTAAAACAGATTTAAGAATACCTGGTGTAAAATCAGTAAAATTTAAAGAAGAAACTTTAAAAAGACTATAATGGCATTATTTGGAGGATCACGAGACATATCACTTTTTAACACTGTAAGTAAAGAACTTATCAATGATATTATCCAAACAGAAGTTGGATATTATAAATTTGTTCTTGAAAAAACATCTATTAATGTTTATGGTGAGTCTGATGGTAAAATGTTTTATGAACCCGTAAGAATCGCGTGTTTAATAAACAAACAAGATCAAGCTTGGTCGTCTGATGACTTTGGATCTGACATTAATCAATCCATTGATTTTAGATTTTTAAAAGTTAGCTTAAAAGATATAAATTTAGTACCTGAAATAGGAGATATATTATTATTTAAAAATAATTTTTATGAAGTAGACTCAAGAGTTGAAAATCAATTAATATTAGGTAAAGATCCTGATTATGCTATTTCAACGGGTACTGTTGATTTTGGTAGTAGCCATTCAATAATTTTAAATACTCATTTATCAAGAGTAGAAAAATTAAACTTAATACCTTTAAGAGGTGGAAAATATCCATCTACTAATAAAATAACTGACGGAACAGCAAATTTACTAGGATAATATGGCACAAGATAATTCAAATAATTTTCAAAGACCTATTCCTTTAAGAAATAATGAAAAACTTAGGAATAATATTATTAATCCTGATATAACTGACCCAACAAAACCAAGTTTTCCAGTAGAAGGTATAGCACCTAGTAATTTACAACCACAAAAAGCTAGCTCTACTAAAAAACCTATAAATAGAGGTGAAATTACACGTAGAGACGATGATAATATAAATGATATATCTGTAAGCTTACAAGATCATGATGAAGCTATAATGTATTATTTTAATAATGTTATAAAACCATCAGTAGTTACTAATGGAAATAGGGTAAATGTACCATTAATCTATGGTTCTCCTGAAAGATGGAAAGGAGTTCAACGTGATGGGTATTATAGGGATAAAGAAGGTAAAATACAAACACCTCTTATTATGTTTAAGAGAAATAGTGTTGAAAAAAGAAGAGATCTTGGTAATAAAATGGATGCAAATAATCCTCAACTTTACTATGTATTCCAGAGCGCTTATAATAAACGAAATCAGTATGATAATTTTTCAGTATTACAAAGTAGAACTCCTAATAAAGAGTACCATGCTGTTGTAGTACCTGACTTTGTACGATTAAAATATTCGTTTATTATTTGGTGTGACTATGTATCACAAATGAATAAAATAGTAGAAGCAATAAATTATGCTTCAGATTCATATTGGGGTGATGGAGAAAGATTTAAGTTTAACGCAAGAATTGATACTTTTACTAATAGAGTAGAAGTAGCACAAGGTAGTAATAGAATGATAAAAACAGATTTTGGATTAGATCTTCAGGGGTATATAGTACCTGATGCTATGAATAAAGAATTAGCTAAAAAACCTCAAAAATTCTTTAGCAAATCTACTGTTGTATTCAATACAGAAGTAGTAACTACAACAGGTCCATCTAAAACAAGAGAAGAAATTAGAGAAGAAAGAACACACAGAACAGGAAGAGAAATAAAAACAGGATTAGGTTCAGCTACGATTGGTGAAAATAATGATATAGGATAATTTAATATACAATGGCAAAACAAAATAGAAATACATTAAAGAGTTATTTTGAAACAGGAGATATACCTACAGAGGGACAATATGGTGATTTAATTGACTCATTTGCTATATTAGATAGTGATAATACGGGTAGTCTTAATATTTTAGGCAAAATAACAGCTACTCAATTTGAAGGAGATGGTAGTCTTATAACGGGAATAACTGCTTCACAAATTAATATATCAACTACAAACTTAAGTTACTCATCAGGGTCTTTATTAGTAAGTGGTAATTTATATTATACCTCGGGATCTACTGATGTATTATTAGGTATAAGAACAACTGGTTCTATTCTTCCTGGAGATAATAATTTATGGGATATAGGTTCTCCTACAAATTCTTTTAAAGAATTTTTTATTGATAACATTAATACTAGAAATATTAATGGGGCAACTATTGATTTAACTAGTCATATAACAACCTCAGGTGATATAAGTGCAAGTGGTGATATATTAGCTGATAATTATTTGGTTGATGGGCAAATAGCACTTAGTACCGATGATGCTACTTTGACAGGTCATTTATTTGTAAATAATAATACTACTCAAATAGAAATAGGAAAAAGTAATGTAAATACATCAACAGTAATAGAGGGAAATATAACAGCCTCAAATCATATAAGTGCAAGTGGTAATATATTTGCAAATACTTTTACAGGTATATTTAATGGTGCATTAAGTAGTTCAAACCAAATTGCTTCAAACATTTCAGGTGCATTTACAAGTACAAGCGCTTCAATAAGCACAAGATTAGAAACAGCAGAATCAGAATTAGGAAACACATTAATAAGTTCTTCAAACCAAATAGCTGCAGACATATCAGGTTCATGGCAATCAAATTATTTTAATACTTTATCTAGACCAACAATTTCAGGTTCGTGGCAATCACAATATTTTAATACTTTATCTGCAGCAACAATTTCGGGCTCATTTACATCACAAGGTTTTGCCAATTTATCAGCAGCATCAATTTCAGGCTCATTTTTATTAAATACTACTGATACTTTAGATGGAAGTTTAAATGTAACTCAAAATATTACAGCAAGTAATATAAGTGCTAGTGGAAATTTAATAGCAAATAAACTAATAATGGACGGTGGTGGTACCACTACACCATCAATTACTTTTAGAGGAGATTCAGACACAGGAATTTTATCACCAAGTGCAAATGCAATAATTATAAATGCAGGTGGTAGTACTGGTGAAATAGCAATCCAAGACAGTAAAGTTACAATACAATCTCCTACTCAAGGTGGAGTAAGTCTTGATATAAGAGGCCACATAACAGCATCAGGAAATATAAGTGCAAGTGGGGATATTACTGGTAATAGAGTTAGAACTAATGGGTATTATTTAGGGGGTGCAGATGGAGACAAATATCTTGCAAGAGAACAAAATGGTATAGCAACTATAGCAATCACTGACGGAGGAATTACAAACCTATTACTAGGTACCCCAGTAACAGCATCAGGTAATATAAGTGCAAGTGGAACTATAACAGCAAATACTTTTACAGGTATATTTAATGGGGCATTAAGTAGTTCAAACCAAATAGCTTCTAATATTTCAGGTGCATTTACTTTAACTAGTGCTTCTTTATCTTCTAGTGTAGCTACAAATTTAAGTAATATAAATACTAATACAAGTAATATAAGTACTTTAAATAGTTCAGGTTTACTAAGTGGTTCAACTCAAATAGCTTTAAACATTTCAGGAGCTTTTACAAATACAAGTGCCTCTTTATCTTCTAGTGTAGCTACAAATTTAAATAGTATAAATACATTAAATAGTGCGGGATTATTAAGTAGTTCAAATCAAATTGCCTCTAATATTTCAGGTGCTTTTATAGGTACAAGTGCTTCTATAGCTTCAGATGTAGCTACTAATTCTAATAATATAACTACAAATGTATTAGCAATAGAAATTTTAAATAGTTCAGGTTTACTAAGTGGTTCTGCTCAAATAGCTTCAAATATCTCAGGAGCCTTTACAAACACAAGTGCATCGATAGCTTTAGACATAGTAAATAATGCAGCTAACACTTTTAAATCAACAGGACAAAGAAATGGCGATTCAGGAATAACAGGTTCTTTACATTTAACAGGTTCAACTGATGTGCCTGCAACCTTAAAAATAGACGGAACAGTTGGTATAGGAGTAGCAGCACCTACTACTAATAATGTAATGATGCATATTAAAAGTAACTTAACAGCTTCAAGTGCTCAGAGCCCTACAATAATAATTGAAGGGGGAGACGGCGGTGATAATGCATCTATACAATTAAAAAATGGTGATATTAATTGGGAATTACAAACTATAGGAGGGGGATACAGTGATTCTTTCTTAATAAGAGACACAAGTACTACTAACTACCCATTTGCAATAGACCCCTCAGCAGCAGGAACCGGAACCCATCCTTTATTGTATTTAGAAAATAATAAAGTAAGTATCTTAGGACATATAAATGCTAACCCAGATGCTAATTTATTAGTGTCAGGTAATTTATTTATTTCTGGCCCTAAAGGTCACATAACAGCCTCAGGTAATATAAGTTCAAGTGGGACTATAACAGCAAATACTTTTACAGGTACATTTAATGGTGCATTAAGCAGTTCAACTCAAATAGCGGCTAATATTTCGGGTGCTTTTACAAGTGTAAGCGCTTCATTAGCAAGTTCTTCGTTAGCAAACTTTTTACTAGATACAACAGATACACTTACAGGAGACTTAACAGTAACAAACGATATAACAAGTAGTAAATTATTAATACAAAAAACATCTGGAGAAGGTACTCCTCAAGCAGGAACTTCAGATGTAGCTATTTTCCAAAATAACACATCAGGGCAAGACGCATCAATTGCAATTATAGCAGCAGATGAAAAAAAGTCACAAATACATTTTGGACGATATGATGATATAGATGCAGGAAGTATAAAATATTTCCATTCTTCTTCTACTGATTTAAAAAATACATTACAATTTAAAATTGATGGTACATCAAATGTAATAGGTTTTGCAAAAGACACAGGTAATAGAGGTATGATAGGGGTAGGTATTGCTGGTCGAACACCAACAGATTTTTTCCACGCACAAGGAGCCTTATCAGATGGTGGACTTACTATTAGTAGTTCAAATTCAGCTAAAATACTTCTTAAAGGAACAAACGTAAGAACAACTATAGACAGATCGAATACAGCAAAAGATAATATTATAGAGTTTAACACAGCAGAAGTTACTAAATGGACATTAGGTAATATTAAAGAAGAAAATGATAACCTTTACATTTATAGTGGTGGTTCTTCTGTTAATAAACATGTATCTTTTATATCATCAAGCTCAACAATTTTCCACACAGATATAACTGCTTCTAATGTAAGTGCAAGTGGAAATTTAATAACAAACCAAATAACAGCAGCTGTAGGTACATTTGGTACTAGTACTACTGTTATAAATGATAATATTAGTTCAAGTGGAACATTAAGTTCAAGTGGAATATTTGTAGCAGGTAATATTTCAGCAATATCAATGTCCGGAAATGGTTCAGGACTAACAGGTGTAGTTGGACAACCATCTGAAGGAACATATTCAAGTTCTTTACAAACACTAGGAAATATAACAGCCTCAGGTAATATAAGTGGGGGCGTTAATTCAAAAATAACAATTGGACACACATTAACAGCACATACGGGTTCATTCCAATATATAAAATCTACTACAGGTTCTTTTTCACATTTAATAGGAGGTAGCCCTATAACATTTGGTGGTAGTGATCCTCTTAAAATAGAAACCGATCTTAATATAGGTGTAGCATCAGGTGGGGGTGATGCTAAATTACTTACTGCTAATGATGTACCAATTATAGAACCAATAGTAAACGGTACTTTTACAGTAGGGGTTCAAGGATCAGGAAGAACTCAATTTGGTGGAGCACATGAAGTAGAATTATACAGTCAAGGTGCTACTAAAATATACAGCACTAAGTCAGATAATAATCAGATAGGATCCTACATGTTGATGGGTAGTGGTAGTCTTCCTGGTGGTAATAATGTAGCAAACACAGACACAAATACTATAAGATTTGGTTTTAGTGGTAGTAGTCACCCCGGTTTAGGAGATTTTTATGGAGGAACAGACTCAATAGTATTTAATACTCCTGCTGGTCATATAACAGCCTCAGGAAATATAAGTGCAAGTGGAAATTTAATAGTAAATCAAATTACTGCTTCTAATATTGGTGGAACAAATATAAATTTCCAAGGAAATACAACTTTTAATAATGATATTAATTTAGGAAGTTTACAAATTTTAAATTCTAATGATGCAAATCTTTTATCACCAAATCCAACATCATTCACAATAGGTCAATCTGATCTTTCATTAACAATAGACTCTAATATAACAGCTTCGGGTAATATTTCAGGAAGTGCTACTTCAACCTTAAGTGTAGGGGGAGCAGCTACATTTGGAACAAATACAGTAGTAATAAATGGAACAGCAGGTCACATAACAGCTTCGGGTAATATAACTGCAAGTAAAGTATTAGCAAATACATTAAACACAGGTCAAGGTGATTATGAGTTATACAATATGAATCAAAATGTTACCACAACATCTGAAGTATTGTTTAGTGTTGTAAGTGCTAGTTTAGATTTAGTAGTTAATAGAAATGCAATAATAGGAAACCAAGAATCAGATTTCCATACTTTTACAGGTAATATAACAGCCTCAAATAATATAAGCTCAAGTGGAAATATAACAGCCATTACTGCATCTATACAACATTTAGATGGTCCTGAAGGGGGAGAAATTTCTTTCTTTGGGGGTAATCCAACTCTTAAAGGAGAAGATGGAGCCCAAATAACACTATCAGATGAAGCTACAATTTCTGGAGGTATTAATACATTAAGAGTTGGTACTATTGTAAATGTAAATACAACCCATGTAACAGCCTCAGGTAATATAAGTGCAAGTCATGCATCAACAGCATCATTTGGGTCTATGAATTTAACAAATTTACCAACAAATAAACCAACAATAACAGGATCTTTATGGTTATCAGGAAGTGCGGGACAAGGATCTAAATTCTTAGTAGTATTTACAGGATAATTATATTTATAACAAAACAAAAATATGGCACAAGCAGATAAATCAATAATTTTAAGTAAATTTGAAGCAGGAGATAGACCTACAGACCAAGATTTTTTATCTTTATTTGACTCAATATTATTTTTAAATAATTCGGGTGTACATGCTAACGGTTCAAATACAAATTCAACCAGTATAGAAGGTAATTTTAAAATAGAAGGAAATTTAGAAATAGGAGGTACATCAACTTTAGAATTAGGTAATAAATTATCAATAGGAAACACAGCAGAAACTGTAACATCTACCCTCCATACTTATTCTAGTCATGCATCTGATCCAGTAGTTTTTATTTCAGGTTCTAACACAGATTTAATGATTCATGGTGTAAGTGGAAATACTACTTCATCTATAAAACTAACAGAATCAACTCATGGAAGTGGTTCTGCTGTATTTGGAACTCACACAGGAAAAGCATTTATAGGAGTAGGAGAAAGCACAAATATTCGTGAATTTTTCCATATGACTTCTTCTAATAATGGTCCTTTTTCTACATTTTCAGGTAGTCTTGCTGTAGGAACAGATACTAATCACGAAGATTTTATTTTAGAGGCAGCGGGAGATGTACGAGTATCAGCATTTGATCTTACAAATGATCAAACTTTTTCTGCTTTAGCAGCAAGATCTAATCATTTGTCTCTTCAAACATCTAGAGATGTTGATGATTTAATTTTCAAAGGTGGTGCTTCTACAACAGAATATGTAAGAATTGAAGGAGACACTGGTAATGTTGGTATAGGAACTAATGCACCAACTGCAAAACTTCATGTTAAAGATGGATTAACTGTCTTAGAAAGATCAGATGGTGTTTTTCCTCAATTAGAATTTGATGATGGAACAGACAAATTAAAAATGGGTTTTTCTACTGTTTCTTTTTTCTTTAAAAGAAATGATAATGTAGGTAAGTTTAAATTTAGAAGAAATGATAACACAGATGTTGTTACAATTGACATGGAAAATGAAAGATTAGGTGTTGGAGAAGATTCACCTAGTGAAACATTACATGTTAAAGATGATGCTGATAATTTTATACAATTAGAAACAACAAAAACAGATGGCCTTGCTCAAATAAAAATCCTTAATGATGCACGTCAATATGAAATAGGTATACAATCAGATGATACCTTTAAAATAGGAGATGCGACATCAACTACAGTTCCTTTTAGAATAGATGCAGCAACACCATCTAATACTTTAATTTTAGAAAGTTCTGGTAAAGTAGGTATTGGAACTACTAGTCCAGGAACAGAACTAGAAGTAATGGGAGATATAGCGGTTAGAAATGCAGCTGACACCGCAAACAACATATTACTTAATAATACAGATTCTATTGCAACATCACCACACATTCAATTTAGTGGATCTGCCCAATTATCAGCACAAGATGGATTCTTTATTAATATAGATAGTAATGCTAACACTTC